CTGCGGCACGCTTTTTTATTCCTGACGAGGCAGTACACCAGATTTCTGTTCCGGCTACTTTTCCATCACCAATACAATCGTTTCTCCCTGAATTTAAGTGAATCGAGATATCTAACGTAACCTCTCTTTTATTGCATTTAGAAACAATTTTTTTTAAAACGTCACCCTGACTTTTTCCATTGTTGCAGGTACATTCATAAACTTTATGTCCATCAGATCGTAAAAGCCGTATAATCTCTTTTACAATCTGCCTGGCCTCTTTTGATTCATCCAAGTATCCCACTGCACCACAGGCAACTTTGTTAGATGGATTATGCCCCGCACTTATGTTATAGCTCGCCATATTTCTCCCCCTCCACTAGCCTTGTAAATGTCTGATGCAGTCCCGTACTGGCAAGCCCGGAAAAAGCTCCAGATATAATAGACTCCAGATTTATCTGATTCTTTAAGATGCATCCCATATATGCACCGCAGACAGCCAGAATCAATGGTATATATTTATTAGGAATAAAATCTAAAGATTTTTTAATTACATAACCAATAATGAAAGACGCTGTCAGTACCATCGGCATATAATACTCACTGATAAAATTTAAATCCATTTGTAATCTCCTCCCTATTTTTCGATGATACTTTCCAGAAGTTCATCCCTTATTTTTTTCATGTTTTCTATCCCATTTCCTGTAATCTGATGGTTTAGCATTGCAGCTAAACATTTGGATTGCTGTTTCTGCATTTCTTCCAATCCCTTTAATCGTTGATAATCTTTCTCCGAATGTTCTTCTAACTGGTCTACGCGGTGGCTGAAATGCATAGCAGGATATACAATTTTATAAATAACGGCACCCGCTCCGCCAATGATGCTGATGCCACCGCATATTGCTAAAATTTGTTCCAGCACTGCTGCTCCTTTCCTAACATCTGTTATCTTATCTTGCTCTATGTGTCCATATATCTCCCTCTCCTTTCAAGTAGCTGTAGCTAAAAAAGAATAAAGGATAATGAGACCCTTTTACCTTACTTGACGTCTCTTATCCTTTATTCTCTATGATAACTATATCATCCTTATAGCGGACATTGTGGGCAAATACAAATCTAGCTTTCTCTTCTCCAATAATACACCGTTACATATGGCGGTAAATTTGATCCGTTTCCTGTGTTTCCATGATTATGAGGTTGATTTTCTCCGACAGCATCATGTTTATGTGAGGCATTTACTGTAAAAGTAACGCCCCTACACTTTTGTCCCCTGTACCCATATCATTTGTCAATGCATTAGATGAGCCTGAAATAATTCCTGAGTGAGTCCAGCCTTTATAGCAATACGCCCGAAAAGTACCTGACAAATTCCTTTGACCGTGATCATGAGATGGAAGTTGTCTCGTATTTAATGTACAATTTCCAGTCGAATGCAAATGTGTCTTTGAACCTCCTGGCTTCTCTACATGAATAAAATCGCTGTCATTTTCATTTACTCCCATTAAAGTTTTACCTTCTGCAAATCTCTTCCAAGTTCCTGGCAAAGAATCATTCGGATTAAATTTTTCTGCAAAAGCAATTACCATTCCAACCGGATATAAATAAGAAAGGATCTGCTGTATATCCGCCTCTAAACTATCTATAGCTGCAGAATGTACATTATATTCTTCAAGGGATACGAATCCGCTTGGATCGATATCCAGCTCAAAGGGAGCAGCATCCGAATTCTTAAAACAAAACTCCCAGGTAATCGAGAAGCCAGGGCTTTCGTTTGCGGCAGGTATAAACCTTCCTCTTGCTGCCTGAGATAAACAATATAAAATCTCATTTCCATCCTGATCTTCTGCATAAAACCCTATCTGCCACAGATCATAACTATCCGGCAGCTTCGTATTCTCTAAAAAAACAGGAATTGTAATCTGATTATTTTTTATGACAGCAGGACCAAGATTTATTTCCTGCCTGATATCCAGAACCTCTGTCTGGCTCCTCAGATCATAAAGCGGTGCCTGCCCGGCTCCTGCCTTCACCTTTGTAATCTTCAGTCCCTGTCCATCCAATAACTTCGTCTGAAGCTCTATTCCTCTATCTGTTATGACTGTATTTTTCCATGTGTCCATTTGATCCTCCATTATTCTTGTGCATTGTGAATAAGTTTCTCCTCACAAAATCTCTGATACTTCCTTGACGCAGTCCGCCGATCCATCCCAAGTTCTTCCCCAATCTCCTGCCATCCGAGATTATTAATAGAACGAAGCCGTATAATAAGCCTGAGTTCCGGATCTTCAATTTCCTGAAGAAACCGTTCAATTTCTGTCCTGGTATGCAGCAGCTTTTTAATAGACAAATCAATTAGTTCTCTGATCTCCTCCATTCGCACCGCATAGTCCGCTGTATTGTCACTGACCCCGGTCCCAAACGGCATCCCCGTCAGCAGCGGTGACTTTATCATACTCTTACATTCCATCCAGCTGAGTTCCTCATTCAGTTTCTCAATTTCCCTGTTCAGATAATGCATCTGACCCAATTCCTTTTCTGTCAAATCAATCCCTCTTTTCTTTATCTGATGTGTTTCCATCCTATATACATTGCTCCGGATGTCGGTCTGTAAACGGTCACAAGAGGCCTCATCTTATTTACGGCTCTTCCGTTAAAGCGGATCTGCCTGTCTCTGATCTCAGCCGCCGCTCTGCTCCGGTATGCCCCGATCCACTCATTGATTATTCTTATGGAAATTCCATAAAATTCTGATAACTGCTCCTTTGTATAGTGATGCAGCAAAATGCTGATAACTGCGTCAGTTTTTCCCTTTTCGGTCTGAAAGTCAAACATAGTACTCCTCTCTAAATTTTGTCTATTATGCCTATTGCCTTTTCCAAACAAATGTTCTATACTCATTAATATAAAAAGTAAAATTGTTACGGCTTAGATGCTGTATGTACAAACAGATATTCCAGCGGCATCCGGGAGAAATACCTTTTTTTCAGAAGCATTGCTTCTCCGATGGTGAATCTCCCTGAGCCTTCCAGTTTGTCCAGCACGTCTTCTGTCCGCAGCCTCAATACATGTGCAATTTCTTCGTTTGTAATATTTGTTTTTTTTAATTCAGTTTTTAAATTTAAATATGGCAACAGCTCACCTCCTGATATTACTCGTTTGCGTATCTTATATTGATATAATATACGCATATGAGTTATATGTCAAGATGATTATACGCATTTGCATATTTTTTTATTTACTTCTGGTTTTTATTATGCTATTCTTTCTATTAGAAAGGCGGTATATTTTATGGGAATTGGAGCAAAGTTGGAGCTGTTACTGCAGGAACATCACATGAATGCCAATGAACTGGCCAAGAAAATCAATGTGGCACCTACGACAATTTATTCGATGATCAAGAGAGACAGCAGAAAGGCAGACATAGAGGTTTTATTAAAGATTTCGAAGGAACTCGGTGTCACCACTGAGTATTTCTGCGACGATGAATTCCTGACCTCTGACAGCAAAAAAGAACCATCATATGAAGATTTGAAAACACTGATCGCAAGAAACGGAAAAGAAATGTCCATTGAAGAAAAATTAGAACTTATAAAGATGTTATCTGAATTATAAAGGACTGGTGGATTTGAATTATCACGATATACTTGTTAAGATACTCGATGTTTACAGAGACTGTGAAGTCCAGTCATTTCCGATCGATTGTTACAGCATTTTAAGGCACTATGGATACCGTATTTTCACTTATCAAAATATACGGGATATCAATGAACGGCTTTACCAATACTGCAGGAATTATTCGGAAGACGCTTTCCGTTACGGAGCCAAACGGATCATAGCCTATGATGAGAACAAATCCCCTTTCAGGATTCGGTTCTCCATCATGCACGAACTGGGACATATTATGCTGGGCCATTCGAGAGAATGTGCCTATAATGAACAGCAGGCCAATTTTTTTGCAAGCAATATTCTGGCTCCCAGAATGGCCATTCATTTTGCACAGTGCCGGAATGAGGATGATGTCTCCTCGGTTTTCCAGATCAGCAGAGAGGCCGGGTCCTACGCATTTCAGAATTACAGACTTTGGAAAGAATCCGCAGCAAGAGAGGTAAGTGATGTTGACGAGGCTATGTACCGTCATTTTTATCATGATGATATGGAAGAGTTTATTTATAGTATAAAGCCCTGTATGATATGCGGAAAGACAATTTATAACTCATCTGAAGATTTATGCCTTCACTGCAGGATGGAGCATATCAGAAGGCAGCACACCCCGCTATACACATCCAGAAATGACAGAATGCTTCTGCAGATTGAACAGCAGCAGCTCAACAATCTATAAGAACATATTTGACTTGGCAAAAGCCTTACAATAAAAAACTCATATCATACGGCTGTTGGGCGTATGATATGAGTTTTTATTATCTTAATTATTCTTTTTAACGTCCCGCATTTAATTTCATACAATAGTAGGATGCCATGACTGGCTTCCCATTTTTATAACCGACAATTTTGATCGGTAAAGAAGCGGTATTCTTTTTTGGATCTTTCCGTTCAGGGATTAAGGTTGCTGGTTCTCCCTTTTCTGTTATTATCCCAGTATTATAGGACGGTCCGGGAGTCGGAGTATTCTTCAAGTTTTCAGACTTATAGACCTTATAATAGAGCGTCACTCCATGCTTAGCACAGAACCACATCTTCTCTTCATTGTTGCTTTTATCTAAGTAATAATTAGTATAGCCGATTTCACCTACCCCATTCCCGTAATACACAATAGAATAACTGTCTGTTATGTCGAATCTGGAGTAAATAGAATGGTCTTCAAATTTTCTGGCGCTGTTTACTTTTTTGTTGAAAGCGTCTAAATCAATGGGATCAGACCGGCCGGGCATCTTCCCTGTATAAGGCTTTCCGTCCTGATAATACTTGGGCCTTGGTGAAGCATCATAGGCTTTTCTCTTATAGGATTTGATGAACTTTCCTTTCACATTGTAAACCTTAATTGTCGCCGCCGCTTTTCCAGCAGCTTTTTTCATCTTCACTGAAAAATATCCCTTTTTGCTGCTGGCCCTTTTTCTGTAAGTCTTTCCGTTCATAACGACTTTTACTTTATACTTTGGTCTTACATATCCTTTTATATACTTTGAAGACTTATAAAACCTTTTAATCGAAATGGTTTTTGCCAAAACATCAACTTTTTTCTTTGCTGCCTGAGCCGGAATCGCCGGCTGAAATTTTGAAACATAAAAAATATTCATTTTACCACAAATTTACCACGATTGAATGAGCCTTGATATGATAATATAAATTTGAAAAGAACACCTCATTGGGTGTCCTTTAACATGAATTAACTACTTGTTTTCTTGCTATACATTTTTTAAGCATTTTTATTTCTTTTACGCTTTTTACCAAATAAAACAGCTAATGCACCACTTGAGCCAGCAAACATAAAAGCAAATAAACTTATATTTGACATATCACCTGTTTTTGGACTTTTGGACTGTTTATCAGGCTTTGTTGTATTGTTTGGCTTATTTGGCTTCTGTGGCTGTTGTGGTTTGTTAGTAGTTTTTTGTTCCACTGTAACAGTAATTGTTTTTTCAGCAGAAGCTCCGTTTTTGTCAGTTACTTTATATGTCACATGATAAATACCAGCTTTAGAAGTATCTACATCATTCGCAATAATATTATCCTTTGTCAGCGTAATATCGCCATCTTCTTTGTCCGTTGCACTAACGTCTAACAATGGGTCGAAATTATCGTCTACATTCAATGTAACATCATTTGCTGAAATCGTAGGCACATTATTGATAACACTCATATTTGGGCAAAACTTCCATTCACCAACCACCAATATATTGTCATTAACTACTATTTCTGTTCCGTCTTTCCAGCCTGTGAATACCCACTTTCCATCTTCTACCTTGATTTCAGAATCAGCAAAAATAGGTAAAGTTACTTTATCGCCTTTTTTAATGCCAATTATTGGGTCTGGAAGCAAATCCAATATATCGCTTGGTAAATCTCTTTCTGAGGTTGTGCTTTTAAACTCAAAACGAATTTGATACTTTTCAGTTGGATCAATCTTATCCCCATTGATATAGTTAATATCATAGTTTGTCAAAAGTGAATCCACAGGAAAGATATTTTTACCTGTCACAGATGATTTCGAAAATTTAAGATTCGTAAATTCATCTGCATTTTCAGGCGGAGTGTAAAGTCCATATGAAGCAGAGTTGTTTTCGAAGCTCACATCACCTGCAAGTTTAACAGTCTGATATTTACCTGTATCCGCCGGATTGTCATAATCAGAATTTCCAGTATAAATTGCACCGCCTTGTATTGCAAAATTATTGGAAAATGTACTGTTACTTACATTTATTCCTGCATTCTTGTGTAGGTATACTCCTCCACCATATTTAGCTTGATTTCTCATAAATGTGACATTTTCAATCTTAGTTTCTGATGTACTTTCTTGAATGAAAATACCACCGCCATGCGCTCCATTATTTCCCTTAATCGTTCCACCTGTTATAGAAAGTCTGCCAGTATCAGATACAGCGATACCACCTCCACTGGCAGTTGTCTTGTTATTAGAAATTATGCCACCAGTCATGTTCATTGTACCATGTAACATAATTGCGCCACCATTACTGTGACGGATACTCCCCCCAACTGTAACTTCAGTGCCTATCGCTTCACAGCCTTCAATAACACCACCTTCTAAGTTAAGCTGTGTACCTTCATCTACATAGACTGCTCCGCCATCATAGCCTTCTGAGCTTTTACAGTTTTCGATTACGGCACCTTTCTTAATAGTCGTTACTACGCCTTTGCCGTTACCTAAGGTAACGATTGCTCCGCCTGACCACGGAGTATACGGATCAGATCCTCGCCCAAGGCAGTTTCTTATAACTGCTCCCTCATCCAAGATGATCGTGGTAGCCCTTGTATGTGTTCCAACACCTCCATCCGAATAAATACCTCCCATGGCATTGTTTCCATCAAGGATGATATTTTTCAGCGTCAGGGACGAATCACCGCCAACATTAAAATGCCTTGATGACCACGCCTTACCCGGGTTTACACGCGTAATCACAAATTGATTTCCTGGAGATGAGGTAACAGTGACCGTCGCATTCATAGGAATGCCTGGTGCCTTGTCATCTTCTGTATAATCACGGGTTACCATAACGGTATATGCATTCCACTTATCTTTATTATCACTGTTAATAGCTCCCAGTGTATCCTGAAGCGTGTCATATCGGCCAATTTCAGAGCCATCCGTGTCTTTGGTAACGATAAATGTTTTTTCTGGTGTTTCTGCTGGCGGAACTTCCGATAGTATATTTTCTATTTTAAAGGATTTTGAATACATCGCAAATGATACTGTTGTATCATCTGTCTTGGTATAGTAAGAATCTGTAACATTATCGTCCGTCACGACAGATACATCCATATCATTCACTTTAACAGCAGGGACATTATCATGAAATATTTTTCCATCTGCTGCCTTAAGGTTCTGGATATCAAATCTTAAGCGATACTCTTTTCCAGCCTCAAACTGCACTGTTTCCGATGTGGGTTTTGCGTAACCCCAATTTCCGTCAGCCTGTTTTACCCTCCAGCTTGCAAATACTTCACCACCATCTGTAAGGCTGTTCCCATCATTTGGCTGAACATTAAAACTATCTGGTACTGTATCTCCAAGAACCGGCTCTTTTACCTCGTCCATATCAAACGATAAACTTAAAATTTCCTGTGGAGCTTCTTCAGCATGTACAGACATTGTACCTGAGAACATTGTTCCAAAAGTTAAAATCAGTGCTAAAAGCATTGAGAATTTCTTTTTTAACTTTCTTTGTATCATAATTTCTTTTTACTCCTTTCTTGTGTTTGATTATCTTTTATCTAATCATTTAATTCAGATTCTTCTATAAGAATCACTCCCTTTCCAATCAAAACAGGTCTGATTTTCTATACCACAATATTTGTATCCCTGAATTGCTGTGGTGTCACACCTGT